TTCTCGGGCACTTTGGCCACGTTCTTCACGTCAGTGACACGCTCCTTTACCGCAGCTGCCGCGTTGTCTGCATGTGCAGTGGCTGCGGCGGCCGGAGTGATGAGAGGTGGGGCTGCTAAGCTAGCAAACGGGGTCCCGGGGTCAGTAATGGAACCGCGTGTGAAATTTACGGGATCACTGATTTCGGCGGGCGCGCGTGCGGCTTGGGCTAGGATGTACTTCTGACCGTCAGTCAGGCGTTCACCGCAGTTTTCTGCCACACATGCGATTCCGCCAACACCAGGTGTCTGTGTCACTTCGAGATGGTATTGGATAGCATCCCAAGTCGACTGTTTGACAGTGACTTCGGCCGCATCTGCAGTATGCAGGCGGGTGCTTACCATGACGTCGAGCGTGACAGGATCAACCGATCTTAGCTGCACGATTGTGTCGTTGGACGTGACGCCGACGCGCTTCAGCTCGGGAAATTCGAAGCCAAAAAGCGACAGCAGTCGTGGTGGGATACGGCACCGATACGCAGGGGCGAGGGCGACGATCGCACGGTTGGCCGGGCCAGGAATCACGTGGACATGGTACATGTCAAAAGAGAACCAGTGCTTATACGCAACGAGGTCGGTACCGAAATCCCATACGAGATGTCGATAAATTGCCCCGCCACACACGTGTTCGTTGTAATTCCCGTCCGGTGCGATATACCAGTACGAATCTTTGCCCCGGCCGGCGACTGTCTTGGGTAAGACAGTATACAGGCATTTCGGGCCGTATTCCCTGAACAATTCATCATTCGTGAGGTGGAAATCGACGTCTACATACACATCCAACGCGTCGGTAGGACGGTCGTCAAGCCGGGGTTCCTGCTGGAGATCGGCAAGGGTGTAGTAGGCGCGCTCACCTATGGCACCACGGTTAATCTCGCGCGTCGACGTGCTCCGGGAATAGGGTCGGAGGAGTGCTGACCGCGCAATAGCCATGATGGTGTCGATTCCCTCAAGCCGAGTGAGTTGGGCGAGGGGGTGTGAATGATTCTGAGAAGGTTTGCTCAGGGATTGCTGCCAGGTTGCGTTGCGTACTGCATTAAGCGTCTTCCTGTTCTCTCGGACGATGAGAAGGTTCATCACACGGGTGAGAAAGTGACGGCGTGAATGCGCGCACACAAACATACGCATGAAGTGCCAGACTCCGCGGAACAGACGGGTGAAAAACTTCCGTCGGATTGTGGGATTCCTGGCTTTCATGACCACGTCGTGCACGTACGCAGCGGACCTGAGAGCTGAAGCTTGTTGGGCCAACCAGCGCAAACGCGAATCTATAATCAGTTTCGCAAGAGCGATGGTGCCCGCTTCCGGGGGCCGCGTAGCGGCCCCAACTCCCAGCGTAGCTGGGAGCACTAGAGACATGCAAATGTCCCGG